ATTAAAAACACTAATGTAAAGGTAATCTACACCTTCAATGGCTGTTGCTGCTTTGTAAAACTGCCCTACTGAAAGTGTTTGATTAAAGAACACAGCATCAAAATCTAAAAATTTGTTAAAGGCTTCTTCTACGGCATTGATAACCCAACGTTGCACATAGCCTTCTTTAATATAAATAGTTGCTTGAACATGTACATCAACAAGGTTGATGGAAGGAGCAATCCCTACGCTTGCTCCAATCATAGTACGAGGAGCAAAATAAGTAAGAGTGTCAGTTGCAATTGTTGAATCAATAGCAATTGAAGAACCAAAAGCAATGTTTAAGTAATCATCTTGGTAAGGGATTGGGTAAAGAGTGACGTTACTTCCAGAGTTACTTGCGGTGCCCTTTACTACTCCTGGAATACGCAAAATAAGGTCTTTAAAGTCTTGTAAAGAAACTGCTCTATCTTGGGTTCTAAATAACAACGGGACGTTTGCTTTTAACGAAGTAATTGATTCTTCATCAAAGCCTCCTGTAGCCGCAGTAGAACTTGTAATAGTAACTCCTGTAGGTGTACTACCTGCAAAAGAAGTGATTCTGTTTTGTGCAATGTTTCCAGATGAACCTGATGATTTTAAATAATCAGCGGTAATTGCGGCATTTGTTGATGGTATTTTTCCGTTTACACCATTACCAAAAATGACTTGAACAATTCCATCGGCTGCTACTTCTACAGTAAATACTCTGTCGGAAGCGGTATATTCATTTAAATTTTCAACATACAAATATTCTACAGAAGTAGCAATTCCAGAAACTACTGGTCCTTCAAAAACATATGCAATTACACTAGAAGGGACTACATGTATATTTCTTAAAACAAAACGTTGGCTAGGTAACCCATTACTTTTATTACCGTCAGCAACAATTGTATTTATGATTTGTTCTGAAGTTACTAGTTCCCCTTCTTGTAACGATAGGGTTACTGAATCCGTTGACGCTGACATACTTGCGGATGCTGTACTTACAAAATAAACAGTATTTTCTGTAGTGTTTCGGGATGGTGCTACAAAACTAGTACCTTCAGAAATAACAGTGCCGTTAACAAATCCAGTTGTTTTACCTAAAGTAACAGTGGCTTGTGCAGAGTTAATAGCCAACGGTGTGTAGTCTAGTAAATTAGCCAACGCTAGAACTGAGTCTCTCTGTGTGGCTGTATTCAAATAAGTTTCGGCTGCTGCTCGGTCTACATAAAAGTGTAAAACATCACCCATGTACGCCCAAAGGTCTACAAGCATCACACCAAAATCGGCAGGCGAACGTGTGTCCCAATCATTGCCAATTGGCAGGGTTGCAGCACGTGTTAACAAATCTTCTCGGATGCCATAGTAATCACGGCTCGTATAATCAAATGTTGGCATAGTTATAACCTACTAAATAGTTGTATTTACATTAAAAGTGAATCCCCTGGAACCTTCAAAAGGTAGGGAATATTGGACAGTTACATAAAGAGTGGAATCTTCAGAAAAAGACATTTGGGGGGAATTAGGATAAGAAGTTGTAATGTTTACAACATTACCAGATGTTAATACTTTATTTATTTTGTCTAAAACATCTAATTTAAAATCATCAAAAACAAGAGTATCCATTGGTTCATACAATAATGATTGAATATTGCCACCGTACCCCACGTTAATTGCTCGTTCCCCAGGGGAGGTCATTAAGACATCTACAATGTTTTGTTCTGTTATTGTTGTTTGCTCTGTAGTAGTTACTACAGAACCGTTTGAAAAATTAAAGGGAATTGATATTGCTTTCATATGTATCCTTAATAAGTATTTACGTAGTTGGTAGAAGATACCCAATGGTTATTAATTAACGAAGGGACTGGTGGAGTTACATAACTTTCTGCTACTGTTGTAGTGTACGTTGCATCTCCAATGCTGTCTTTAACCATTTCTAGTGTAGTAACAAGTTGGGAATGGGTAATCTCGTGACGAGCACTGCGAACGTACCAAAAACCATCAAAATCTGTATTGTATTTATCTAATTTTACAATGCCACCTGGTTTGATAGTTGGGTTACCCGTTATTTGTACGGTGGCGCTCATTGAAAATGCATGGCGTAATGAGCCCAAAATAAACTTGTTAGCCATTTCATAACTATCAGCATTTTTAGACACAGTGTCTGTAAAAGGGGATTCTAAAGGTGTCCCTAATCCAGATGTTTCTTTATTTAAATCCCCACCTACAGAAAGTATTACATTGTTTTTAGTTAGTATGTGAATAGTTTCTGGGGTGCGTTCACCAGTGGTTGAAACATTTCCAATGGTTGCATCAAAATTAAGTACTTGACCAACGTTGGGCGAAACATTACCGTTTAATCCTGCAATTGTTTTTAACACTGCGTAAGAGATGCGGTGGTTCATTGCTTGAAAGGGGTCCCAAATGTGGAGGTGTGTACCTCGTGCGCTAATTGAGTAACCTAACGTATTGCAAGTTTCTTTAAGAAATTCCCAATCTGATTTAGAAGATTGAACTAATCTAGGGAACCTGTAAGGGTCTTTAGGCACAGACACTGAAAACTTGTAAGTATCAGCAATAGTTTTTGCAATGTCTGAAATAGTTACGTTTTCCCAAACCTTTGATTTTTTTGATTTCATCATGTAACTAGCCCCAAAACAATACATCCTAGTAATTTGAAAAGCACTTTGGTTAACAAGTCCTTTATTTGTTTCAGAATGTGGTTCTAAAAACCCAATGTAACCATAAAAATTAACGCTACCTAATGAAGGAAAAGATATATTAACATTTATAGGTTTATCAACAAAATCAAAAAGAGTGTTAGGGTCTAATCCTGAAAAATCAAGAATTACAAGGTTATGGTTATTTTCTTTTTCTTCAATAGAAATACGTTGTAATGATAGGTAGTTAGTTGGAACACTATCAATGGTAATTGACACATCAGGAGATATGGGGGAAGCAGTTTTAAAAATCATGACAACGGAACACGTATAATAGAACCTGTTGGAATTGAATCAGGAAATTTAATAAAAGGGTTTAAGTTTGCAATTTTCCAATATTGTGTAGAGTCACCTAAAATATGAGAAGCAATTTTTTGAAAAGTATCACCCGATTTAGTTGTAATAGTTGTTACTCTTTGCGGTGGAAATGTTGTACTTTTAATTGCAATTTGTGTTGCTTGATTTTCATGAGTAACTACAGATTGGGTATAACGAGAACCATTGATAATCATACTTCAAACCTTATTTTTCCAAGTTTGCTGTTGGTAATAAAAGCAGCAGTTGTGGGGCTTACATTGTCTATAACCATAGATTTGTAAATTGAAACAGAATCTGGAGAAGAATCTATTGTGCCAAAAGGGTAATTGCAAGATATTTTAACAACCATTGCAACCATTATGTTAGTTGTTCCAAAACGACTGTTTGCTGTGAGACTCGTTGGTAGTGGCGCTGATTGCCAAGGTTTTTTAATAGGGTTAGCAGCCGTTGATTCTTCAATTTCAGCAGTTTCAATACCATCTTTAGCAGTTTTACCATTTGTTCCGTTATTATTTTGTGTATTAAATAAAATGCTTGGTACAATGTTTATTTCAGTTTTAAGAAGTTCAACCAAGGTTTTTGGACCAGAACCAGGAACTCTTCCAGTTGCATCTAATGATTTTTTTACTGCTGCTACATTTCTGTTTTGTTTAGAAAGTTTGTCTTTGTTTATAAAAATTAATTCAATTTTTTCAATTGTAATGTTTTGAACATTATTACTTTTTATACTGGCTGCAAGTGCTGGGGTTACCGAACACACAATTCCATTGCTACCTTTACTGGCGGTTACCCCCGAATCAAAACGGGCTCCGTTACCAATGTTATATTTCCAATCATTATTTGTGCCAGAAGCCCACCAACTATTTAAACTGTCGCCATCTACACTTCCATGAGGGGTTACATAACTAAGAGCAAGTTTTAAACCTTGCATTGCTTTTTTTGCAGCATCACGTGCTTCTACTTCTTCTTTTTTGGCTTCAGAAGCCTGTTTAAATTGTGTTGCAAGTTGTTGCGACACATAAGAATTCTTTTTTGCAAAACCTAAATAAAGTGCTTGTACGTTTAAAGTAACACTGCATACAGTTGGAACCATTTTGCTATTAAACTTATGAAATGCAACAGAAGAAGAAGTTACAAAACCTTCAACCATAAACAAAGATGAAAAAACAATACGAACAGGTAAAGGGCTTAAAAATGCAGAGTTACCAAGAACTGATGCAAGTCTTTCTTTTGTGTCTTCACTTTTAAAATCAAAATTACCCAAAGAATTAGCAGGAGCCTTTGTAGGTGTTTCACTAATTAATTTATCGTTTTTGTCTCTAACGGTTACTACAACATCTCCATTTGCGCTTGTTACAGTAGTTGTTTTTGTACCATCTTGATTTTCTGTTACAGATTCGCTTCCTACTCTGGTTTTTTGTTGGATATCCCAATAAGCAGTTAAAGCATCAATACTGTCTTGTGTTATAGATTGACCAATAATTGAATCTAAAATATACAAATCTGAAAGCACCCCAAGGTCGGCTACATGATTAGGGCTGTACGCATTACCTTCAGCACCATAGTTTTCTAAGGATGCGCTAAAAGTATTGACTTTAGACATGGTTGGGTCTCCCGCATCATTAAATCCTGAAGCCATCCTATGGTTAGCCACCTCACGTTCTCTATTGAAAAGCAATTGAAACTCAAAAGCAGCCTGACCTGGAATAGGTTGTAGTAACTCTGTGGCAGGTTGAAGTAAAGGGTTAAGGACTGTTGTACTTGCTTCTACAGAACGTAAAATAAGAGAAGGGTTAAATTGAAAAAAACAACGCCGTGTAACTAAATCTTTTGTTGCGTTTGTGTATGATTTATCAGTGTTGCTTGCTTCTTTCATTATTTCTGGAAAAATGCCACGAATAAAACCACGTTGTACAAGACCTGGGTCGTAATTAGTGTTATCTCCAGCACGGTCATAAACGTTAGGAGCACGGTTTCCAGGGTATGCAAAATTTGGGTTATCTGTTGTTTTTACATTTAAATCTTCCCCATAACTTGAAGAGTTAAAAAATTGGTCTGTTGCATAACCTTTTATTGTATTGTCTGCCATTATCGGCCTCTCTGTAATGTTAAGCGCATTTGGCGTTCTACATGCGCAGCAATTTCTCTACTTATTTTTTGAGCGTCCATAGCCGTGTTGTTTCCACCATGCAAATGTATTGTTGGGGACACTGTAACATTATAATTATTTCCAGATGAAGAAGATGGAGCAGATTGTTGTTGAATAAGTACTGTGGAAGCAGCGGGGGCTTGTTTAGGCATACCTTGGCCCATGCCCATCCCACTAACAGGGTCTCCTTGCTTAGGGTCACCTGAAGTAGGGTAACCTGCTTGTTTAACGTACTTAGCGGCTTGTTTTGTGTTTGTGTTAGTTAGAGGGTCCATTCCTTTATAACCGCCCCAGTGGTACCAGTTATTACCATGTCCACTAAGTGTCCAAGCAGCAGCAGCGTTTTTTGCTGGGTCGTACAAATCTTCTTTTGTTTTAAGGTGGTACTGTTTAAGACGACCTTTTTCCCATTTTTTGTGCATGTTGATTTGCATTAAACCAAATGAAAGTTCTGTTGAGTTACTTCTTAATGCCTCTGTGTTAAATCCCGATTCACGTTGGGCAATGGCTACTGCTTCTACTAATCTTTTTCCTCTAAACCCTGCTTTGTAAAGAATAGATGCCACTTGGGAACCACTTAGTATCTTTGAGCCGCCACCTTTACCCCCAGATGCACTTGAGTTTCCAGATGCACTTGAGTTTCCAGATGTTTTGTAAACACCACCGCTTGTGCCACCACGAGAACCACCAACAGTAGGAGCCATTGCGCTAATTGCATCATTGATACTCATACCTGAATAATCTTGAATTTTTGTAGTTACACTAGAAGCAGCACTTTGCCCACTTGTACCTTTACTAAATGAATGTTCCATTCCTGAAAGGTTACTAATTTTTGCTTTAAGGTCAGTAGGTTCTACTACTTGACCATTGTGTCCCCAAGGCGCTCCGCTCTTTTCGTATTGCATACGGGATGCAGGCAACTCAGTGGGCTGTACGTGCCAAGGTTCATCGTTAACATCAAAGAATGACCGAAGACCAAAACGATGCGCATTGTCTTTTACCCATTCATGTTCTGACGTAGGGGCCATGTCTGCGGCAAGACCAATTTCATGCATAGACATTCCTGGAGGGGCGGCGGCTGAACCTGTGTGGCGTTGCCAATACTGACCTTTCCAAAAGACATCTGTTTTTTCGGTTGTAGGTTTGTATCTAGACATGAACAGTGCTTTTTGTTCTGCGGTAGAACGAACACCACCACCAAGATAAAGTTTAGGGTTTTCCTTCATCATGGCTTCTACTTTTTCACGCATCTTGGGGTTAAGCCTTGATAAGGCTCCCTTACTTTTTGTGATGTTGGCAGGAGTTTCACTTGACTTAGAGTTTAGTTTTTGAGCATTGGTTTCTTTTTCACCTGTAGCATCACCAATTGCATTTGCACCAAAGTTACCAATGGCACTACCAAGCATGGCACCAGCAACTGTGTTTCCTCCAGCCAAAGTTCCAAGACCAGCACCAATAAGAGTTCCTGCCATTGGCAATACGCCTTTAATTAAAGAGCCGATACCACGAGTACGAATCTTTGCACCAACGATACTAGCCATAGCATCATCTAATCTTTCCATTGTGCGTGTTAAAGACTGCATACCTTTTTCCATAGCGGCGTAGTTGTCAGCCTGACGTTTATACATGTTTTCTTCACGGTTACCTTTAACACGGCTTGTTTCTTCATTTTGGTTTGCGTAACTGTCTTCAACACCCATGGTCTTACGCATGCCTTTGTTGGAAGCGTCATACATTCCCGCTCCACCTTTTTTCTTGTATGCCACGTTTTGTTGGGCATACTGAAGGACAAGGTCTTGCATATCTTCAGGAAGACCTGATTGGCGCAAACGTTCACGAGTCATGGAGCCAGGAGCCATTGCGCCACTTAATGCACTTTCTGTTGTTAGTCCAAGACGTTGTACAACATCTTTTACTACTGTCATGCTGCTTTTCTGTTGCCCACCAACGCCATACATACCTGTACCCATGGTCATAAACATACGGTTGTTGGACTGGGCGCTTGCCATACCACGAGTCATTTGGTTGATTTGGTCGGTGCTATACCCGTAACCAGAAGAAGCCCTAAGAGATTCTACGCTCTTTGCTTGTTTTAGTGCGTCAATACCTGTGGATGCTTGTAAAGCCAAAACACTGTTAATTCCACCAGCACCAAGTTTGTACTGTTGAAGTGGTTGGCGTTGTGTGCTATAAATACCTTGGCGGCTCATACCACTTGTTTGTTGGGTCAACATATCCAAACGACTGGCTGATAATGAATAACTAGAGTTTTCATTAATGCGATTGTTTAAAGCAGCCCCAAGTGCAGAGGCTACTTGGGAAGCAATTTGTTTTCCAATGTCTGCTGCGGAACCACCTTTTCCGCCACCGCCCATCATTGTCAAGTTTTGACTACGGTCAGATTGGATATGGTATGTATTGAACATACCTCCTCCGCCACCGCCACCAAGGAGGCTATCGGTAAGAGTGCCCGCAGGAGCCCCGTTAGGGCTTGCAGGTCCACCTTTACCCCCACCCATTCCACCCATAGCATTGGAAACCATACGCATCTTTGATGCCCATTGTTCAGTCAAACTAATAACCTTAGGAAGGTCAGTTTTTAACTTATTAATGTTTGTATTGATTTTGGTTAAAGCAGTATCAAGTTCCTGTAATGCTTGGGTATCTGCTTGAAAGCGGTTGTTACCCTTTGCGGAAACTTTGCTGGCTTCACCAACAGCAGCACCACCGCCTGTATCAAAACTAGATTGTCCTATAGGTGTTTCGCTCATCACTAGCCTCTTGGGTTATTGCGCCAACGAGCCATGGCGTACCAATAAGCCCGTTGTCGCACTGTCATATTTTTTAGGTCATTTAGACCAAACCCCGAATAAAGCGAGGCAATCGTTTCGTATTCCCAGTAGGTAAGCGTTAGGTTAACTGAATAAAAGTGAGACCCAGTCCATAAGAATGAGAAGGTCGTCTTCACATTTGGCACACTGAGTTTTCACCTCTTCCATTTTTGGACCTGGAGGGTTTGTGGTGAGTGCCCGTACCAACTTGTTTCTGTCGCTGACACCCAGTGTTTTAGCCCATTTTTGAACATCTGCTGGTTTGTCGTCACCCCATTCAGCACAACGTGACAACATAAGGGTGTTTTGTTCTGCGTTGTTTTTTGCGTTTTTTGCAACATATGAACTATCTGAACCTGTTGGGTAACGAAGTTTTACAATAGAGCCATTACGAAGTTCTACTTCTAATGGTTTTGTACAATCAAATGTTGGTTTTTCAAACTTAAAATCTTCTTCAAGGTTAAGAGTTACAAAGTTAGTTGCATTACAGTTCCCACAAGCAACTTCCATTTCACGAAAACGACCATAGGTTGCTTTCATGGCACCAATAAAAAGTAGGTCACGGTCACCAATTAGTAGGTCATCAACCATTGTGGGGTCATCTGCCATTTGTACGTTACCAATAGATACAACTGCTCTTTTAAGAAGTGCGGTCATATAATCGCTGTACACAAGTTCGTTTTTACTGGTAAGAGAAGCAATT